ACAAACTATTGACTATTTCACAATCGAACCCTGAACACGAGTTCAAACCCTGCATATGGTGTGGCATACCTGTAAGCGTAGATCTAATAATCAAGCGTGAAGCACGCAAAGCCGTTAACCCTAGAGCATGTCGAGACTGCAGAGATGATCGTATCGAGATTATGCGAACTAAAAGTTGGACACACAAAACTCTGGGCGTTATTGTCTGCAACCCTTGGCCAGGTGAACTTGATGAGCTTTGGCGGCCTATAACCGATGACGGTGACTTGTATCGACCTGGAGAGCGTGTTTGTGGGTTGAAGGACTGTGTCAAGTTCACGCATGTTATCCCTGCACCTGTCAAAACTGTTTCACAGACAGACATGATTTTGATGATGCACGAAATGCAACAACACAACCGCAAGGCTAAAGCATGAGTTATTTGTTATCAAATGTTTATACAACATGCTCAGTAGGATTAGGGTTTTATTTGATAATTTGATAAACTGGTATTACAGCAAAAGCTGTAAAGGACAAACAAAGGACAAAAATGAAAAACAAAGTTTTAGCTTTAGCAAAAAAACAAAATGCAAAAGTAGAAATTTTAGATCCATGTGGTGACGGTCAAATCGAAGTTTGTGTCATGTTACCTGACGGCAAAATTTGGGATAACGGTTATGACAGTGGCGTAATTGTCTCAACTCGTGAATATCAGCAGTCTCTCACAGATTTCTGGGAAGATATCTTTTTAGAAATGGATTCAAAAGTTATTGCAGCTAAGTAAATCTAAATTAGATTATGCCTCTAGCATTATTGTTAGGGGCATTTTCTATTGTTGATACTGGCCGCACAAATTAAGTAAAATGCAATTTAACTCGAACAAAGGACAAACAATGAGCAAAGCAACAATCATTATTGGAGACAACAGGGCAACGCTAAAATCTATACCTGCTCAGTCAGTGCAAACAGTAATTACTTCTCCGCCTTATTACGGCTTGAGAGATTATGGGACTGCAACTTGGATTGGGGGTGATCAGGAATGTTCACACAAAAGGGATTCAAAGTATTCGGAAGCAACAACTACTGGACATAAAATTTCTGCCTTAGCAGGGATTGGTGATGCAATCTATAAAGATATTTGTCCCAAGTGTGGTGCAGTAAGACAAGATGAGCAAATTGGTTTGGAAACTTCACCTGACGAATATGTTGAACAGCTATGTTTAGTGTTTGATGAAGTATGGCGTGTGTTATGTGACGATGGAACACTGTGGTTAAACTTAGGTGACAGTTATGCCAGCTTTAGAGATAGTAAGTCAATCCCAGATAGTTTGCGTACAGGTGATGGCACAAAAGTTGCTAGTGCAGCTAACCGTAACCCTGAGTCTTTGCGAAAGGCAGGGCTAAAGCATAAGGATCTAATTGGGATTCCTTGGAGAGTTGCTTTGGCATTGCAGGCTCGTGGCTGGTATCTGAGACAAGACATTATTTGGGCTAAACCTAACCCGATGCCTGAGAGTGTAACTGATCGTTGCACTAAATCGCATGAGTATTTATTTCTTTTGACCAAATCGCCTAAATACTATTTTGATAGTCAGGCTATAAAAGAACCTGCTACAACTGAACCTAAAGCTAGAGATAAAAATGCTGAAGGATATCAGGCAGACTATCCAAAGGGTGACAGATTTAGTGCTGGTGAACGTGTTTTTGGTGCAGATGGCATGCGTAATAAGCGTGATGTTTGGTTTGTTGGCACTTCACGATATAAAGAAGCTCACTTTGCAACTTATCCACCTGAACTAATTTTGCCTTGCATTTTGGCTGGTAGTGCAGCTGGTGATTTGATACTTGATCCCTTCAGTGGCTCAGGAACTACAGGCGTTGTAGCGATGCAAAATAATCGTAACTATCTTGGTTTAGAGCTAAATCCTGAGTATGCGTCATTGAGTGAAAAGCGTTTGATGGATGCGTGTGGCATGTTTGGTGAAGTGGAAGTGCAAAATAATGGGATATAAAGAGAGTGACCTTGTTTGGAAACATTCACAGGCGACAAGGTTGGATAAGTTTGTGCTTTTGGCTATCGCTAAAACATACAACAAAGGCGAGGGCAGTTACCCTAGTCAAGCTACGATTGCGAAAATGTGTGGCATTGCTGATGCTCGTGGAGTTCGTAGATCGTTGCAACGTTTGACTGATTTGGGTGAGTTGGTTTGGGTTCGGGGAAGCAATCTTTCGGGTAAATCTAATCGTTATTACATCTCGTTTATTGAGGAAGAATATGCCAAAAATGCCTCTATTGCAGATACCAAAAAGACCTCTAAAAGTGACCAAAAAGACCTGTATACCAGTGACCAAAAAGACCGCCTATTAGATAAAGGATTAAATAAATTATTAGATGCAAAAAAACTTTCTTTTGATTCAACTTGGCAAGGCGATTTTATGAAGAGTGTTTGGAGTCGTTATGAGGGTAGGTTGTCGGTGTTGCAGGTTGTTGAGTTGATTGAGGGTTTTGCTTCTAGTTATGAGTGTTCTAGTGCGTATACCGAGGATGTTCGTTTGACTAGGTTTTGGACTTTGATGGACAATGCTGCTTCGCAGGCTGAAAGGGAAAATGCGTGATTGAGAAGATTGATTTTGAAGAGCTTGTGATTGGTAGTTTGCTTGAGAGTCGTGGTCAGGGTTTCCGTGATGTTGAGTTGACTGCAGATGATTTTGAGTCACCTTGGTTTCGTGAGGCGTTTCCTGTGTTGCAGGATGTTTACGCTGAGAAGGGTTTGTTGGATGTGTTTCTTGTTTTGGAGCGTATAGATAACCCAGATGTTCGTAGGCGTGTTTTGGATTCTATGCAGTTTGCGTTTGTGCCTAGTCATTTGCCTTACTATGTTTCGAAGGTTGTTGAGTCGAGTGTTGAACGGCAGTTGTTGTTGCTTGCTTTGCAGGTGCAGTCTGGCGATGGTGATGTTCAGGGTCGTATTGATTCGTTGAGGTCTAAGTTAGATCAGTTGAAGGTTGTTCAGTCCGTTGAGTCGCCTGATTTGGCTTATGATTTGGCTTTGATGTTGGCTGATGTTTTGTCTCCGAAGGCTTTGATAAAGACTTGTTTTGCAGGGTTGAATAATTTGATTGTGGGGTTGAAGCAGTCTCGGTTTTATGTGTTTGGTGCTCGACCTGGTGTTGGTAAGACTGTGGTTGGTTTGCAGTTGGCGTGGGAGATTGCTAGGGAGAGGGATGTGCTGTTTTTCTCGCTTGAGATGGATAGGACTGATTTGTTGAAGCGTGTTGTTGCTGGTGAGCTTGATATTGATTTGGGTTTGATTGAGCGTGGGAAGTTGACTGACATTCAGAAGAAGAAGGTTGATGACATGATTCGGACTGTCGATAATAGGTTGATTATTGCGGATAAGGGTGGCCAGACTGTTTCTCAGCTTCGTTCTTATTTGATTGCGATGCAGGCTAAACGTAAGGTTGAGGTTGTTGTGGTTGATTATCTGCAACTTATTGCTGCAACTAATCCGAAGGCTACTGCTTATGAGAAGGTGAGTCAGATTAGCGTTGATTTAAAGAATATGGCTAAGGAGTTTGGTGTGGCTGTTGTTGCTTTGGCTCAGTTGAATAGGCGTGTTGATAATAAACCTGATGACACACCTAATGCTTCGGATTTGCGTGATTCGGGTCAGATTGAGCAGGATGCGGATGTGATTGTTATGTTGTCTCGTAAGCAGAGTGATGTTGATAAGGCTCGAGATAATTTGATTGCAAGTAACAATCATGCTGACAGGCTTGCTTTGGGTGCTAAGTCGATCCTTGTTATGGATGTTGTCAAGAATAGGCATGGGTCGACAGGTAAATTTGATAGTTACTTTGATGGTAGTAGGTCGAGAGTGAAGGATTTTGGTTATGCAGGATAATCAGGTTGAGTGTGTGCGTTGTGGGTTTAAGTGGGTTGTGAATGCTGAGAAGAGGGGGAGAAGAGATTTGAAGTGTATTAGCTGCCGTATCAAACCCGCAACGACTATTCAATACGGTAAGTTACGCTGTATCCCTCATCAAGGTTTACTCAGCAATACTTTAGATCCGATTGACAGTAACGGTTCAGCGGTGTTGCCTG